AAAAAGTAACATCAAAAGTTGGGGTTTTTTTGATTTTACCTTACCGAGCTGAAGCTCGCTTCGGCAAGGTCCTTCTAAAAGTAAATGTATGTCGGGGGTTTTTTGATTTTACTTTTTCTAAAAGTAAATGTATATGATACTACCTATTGAAATTATGTTAGAAATTTATGATTATTCAAATGTTGAAACTAGAATCAAATTAAACAGTGTCTTGGGATTATCTTATTATTTAAAAAATCCATTCCAGAATATTAATACAAGACCTACTAACATTAATTTTAAGACACTTGTTATGGGTACAACATTTCATAGATATGCCAGTTACAGAGGCGTTACTATTATACTTCCAATGTAAATATGAATGCTTTTTGAAAAGTTAACGTAGTAAAAAATGAAATTTTTATAAATATATCGTATAATATATGGATGACATACTTGGAAAGAATAACATAGACTTTATCATTAAAGATGACCAAGTAATGGTTAAAGCAAAAGATATTGGTGATTTACTTGGCATTAAAGATATTAGAACAACATTAAGAGATTTTGACAAAGATGAAAAAATCAAATTAGCTATACGTGATAATATAAACAGATCTCAAATGACTCATATGTTAACAGAAAAAGGTATAAAAAGACTTCTGTGCTCATCACGAAAACCAATGTCTGTTTTATTAGCAAAAGAATTAGGTATCAATGTACAACACAAATATGTCCCTATTGAAACAACATTTGTAATAAATATTAAAAAGACGTTTCTAGGAGAAGAAATACTAGAACAATACATCGTTGGGGATTATATACTTGACTTGTATTTTCCTAAATACAACTTGGCTATAGAAATTGACGAAAATGCACACAAGTTTAAAAAAAATCAAGACTATATTAAAGAAGAATATATAAGAAAAAAACTGGATTGTAAATTCTTACGAATAAAAGAAAAGGATGACATATTTATATCAATTAATCTTATATATACCGCGCTAGTATCGTAAATTATAATTAGTACCATTTAAAACAAGTGTTCTAAAATTCACTATTTAAAGACAATAGTACAAGTTATATATGAACAGCGAAAATACAAATAATCAAATTCAATCAGATAATACAAATAGTGATAACTTGTTGATAAAACAGTTTAATGGTTTGAATATTCAAGTGTATGGTACTTATGAAGAACCATTGTTTAAAGCAAAAGATATTGGTGATTTACTTGACATTAAAGATGTTTTATCCACAGTAAAAGATTTTGATAACGATGAGAAAGGGGTAGGATACTATCCTACTCCTGGTGGTATACAACAAATGGTGATGTTAAAAGAACAAGGGTTGTACAAAATTTTGATGATATCAAGAAAACCAATTGCAAAACAATTTCAAAAATGGGTGTTTAACATTATCAAAGAAATCCGTCTTAAAGGAAAGTATGATCTTGAAGAAAAGCTCAAAGAACACCAACAACTTTTACAAGTCAAAGAATTAGAACATCAACAAACTCAACAAGAATTGGTCAGGTACAAAGAAAAAACGTACGAAGAAATAGAGAAAACTGGTCAAATATAAATGATTATAAACAAAAAAAGGAATGTGCAGAACAAGAACAAGTACCAGAAGAAATTAAAGAACAAGTACCAGAAGAAATTAAAGAACAAGTACCAGAAGAAATTAAAGAACAAGTACCAGAAGAAATTAAAGAACAAGTACCAGAAGAAATTAAAGAACAAGTACCAGAACAAGTACCAGAAGAAATTCAAAAATTATAAATATTTTAAACTGATTTTTATGTATAATTATAATAAGGCTTATTTTAAGCCTTATTAGTATTTTTTATTAAATTCAAACGTGATATCGCGTTTTATTTTTTTTAAATTAAAGTATTTGATCAGCTTTAGATAATTTATCTTGTGTATTTGTTACATATATAATTTCACATTGGAATATTACAAAAATATCAAGTAAAATTGTAACAAATGTGCTTATTAACCATGGCAAATTATACATAATATATGTTGTGTCATCTGAATATACTAAAACAGAAAGTGCATAAAATAAATTTCCAAGAATTGTAAAAACATACATTAAAGTAGAAAGACCTTCAGTTGATTTTCTTTTAATATTTAAAAATATTTGTGGAAATCTTCCAACTATATAAATAACCATAGTTACCCAACCTATTGTTTCTCCAATAATTTCATTAAAAATAGAAAATGCACTTAATGAAATACCAATTGATATATTTACTATGCAAAAAATAAAAGCATATAAAAATTTAATTTTACGGTTTTCCTTCTCATATGTTAAAACAAATAATATCATACATATACCTACAAATACATGATACCATCCAAGAAGAATAATACTTGAACTTAATGCTAAAATAATGGTTCCAAAAAGTGATAAAAAATCAGCTTGTGTATACAACAATAGTGTATATATTGAAATTCCATCTGTTGATTTTGTTTTATATATCTCCTTAAATTGTGGAAAATACACAATACTGTAAAAAACAATACTACAAACACTAAAAATATAACTTAGTAATTCCATTTAAAAATTATATTTTTATTAATAAAATCATTTTTTTATTTAAAAGATTTTGATCGTTTTTACATGCAAAAAAGCCCAAAAATCTACAATATTATATTGCAAATTTTTGGGCTTTTAAGCTTTTTATATTTTTTTATTTTTTTATTTTTTTATTTTTTTTTAAAAATCAGGATCAGTTTGAAAATATTCATAATTTTTTTCTATAAATCCTAAAATTAATAATAGATCACTTTCTAAATCAATACCTTCATCAGTTTCACAATTATCACATACACTTCCGTCACCGTAAAATATACAATTTAAACACGAATTATAATATTTACTACAGTCATAACATAATCCTTCTTCTGTTTCAATACAATCATAACAATAGCGAAATTTCATTTTAACGATTTAACAATTATATACAATTTTTATACATTTCTATTTTAAATTCAATTTTTAGTTGCTAATTTATTCTAAAAAATATCTATTAATAGACCATACTTTACAATTATATGATTTAGAAACTTTTTCAAAGCATTCATTTGTATATTCTACTAGATTGTTGATTTCGTAATAATACTTGTTAATATTAATACTATTAAACAATTTAGTAGTATCTTCTTCATCAATTTTATAATCTTCTTGTAATCTATATATAATATCAGTCACACATTGAATGTACATTTTTAATATATTTGATATTTCTGTTTTCTTTTGATTTTCTTTTTCTCTTTTTTGTAATAAAATTTTCATTTTATCAGCATCAATTTTTCCCATCATATATTTTATACGTATATCTCTATTTGTATCTTGTATATTTCTTGTTTCAAAACGTATTAAGTCAACTGATTTAATATGAATAACAGCTCTAGTTATATTCATAATTTTTGCTGGAAAAATATTTTTAACTCTTGATACAAAGTAATTTGAAAGTTCTCTTCCACATGGAACATCGCCTTCTGTTCTTTCAATTTCTTTACCAGAACGTCTTAAATATTCAAAGTATTCTGGATTATGTATTGTACCAGTTTCAATTTTTAATGTTTTCCAATTAAATGCAGTGTGACAACTAGAACACCACATTTGATCGCATCCATTTATTTTGAATATAGAAGAAGAGCATTTAGGACATGGTTTTGTATCTTTTTCTAATTGTTTAACTGACGCTACGATTTCTTCTTTACAAACATGTTCTGTGTCACGTGTTTTACCTTTTACTTCACGACAATCTCCACAAGCCCACATTTCACAAAGATTACATTTTAAGGATGTATTTAAAAATCCACGACAATCTCCATTAGGACAGTGTCTAATAAATTCTCTACGTGATGTATCAATCCCGGAATTTTTTAATTCGCTAAGTTCTTTGTCACATGCATCAAAGCGTTCAAGGAATTTTGTTAATTCTTCTCTCATATTTTTTTTTTCAATTTCCTTTTTTTCAATATTTACAAGTTTTTCAACATACACTTGCGTTTCTGGCATCATTGCTAATTCTTTTTCAAATAATAATTTTTCACGATAAGTTTTCCAAGTTTTAGTAATAAATGTTTTTTCAAATGATTCACTTAAAAATTGGCGATTCCATTGTACTTTACAAGACATACAATGAGCATCCATTGTTTGATCATGTAAATACTTTTTAATACAGTCACGGCATGCTTCAAACCCACATTTACAAGTTACTTTTGTACGATTTGTTTTGTTAAAATCTTCGACACATACGTTACAAGCTGACATTATGATAATACACTTTTTATATAATTTTATTTTTTTTCAATTTTTATTTAAAATTCAATATCATCCAAATCAATTTCTTCATTTTGATGTTTATATTCTTGACTTTCTTCTTCTTGACTTTCTTCTTGAGTTTGATATCCTTGACTTTCCTCTTCTTCCATAACTTTTTCTGCTTCTTCCATAACTTTTTCTGCTTGACTTTCTTCTTCTTGACTTTCTTCTTCTTGACTTTTAGTATTTTTTTCAATGTATTCCATTAAAAACTTCTTAGTTTTATTCTTTTCACTTGTACTTCCAAGATACCAAGTAGTTTCTTTAAAATCATCAAAAGTATTTTCATCATTTTTCCAATCGTAGATAGTATAAATGTCTTTACCAACTGTAATTTTCCATTCATATCGATGATCATCGTCCTTTCCACCATTTTTTAAAGGATTTCCAAACAATGAAATTAAATCATCAGTATAACATTCCAAAGTATCAATGTTGAATGTTTCGGATGTATCAATGTCTGGAGTAACAATTACACTACAAACTTCTGATTTTTTTGTTTTTTCAATTGGTTTTTTAGTAGGTTTTTCAATAGGATTATTAAAATTAGAAATAACTTCATTTTCATCATCAATCATTTTTTCATCACTCCAAACTGTGAAATCACTTTCAATAATAAACTTGAAAAAAGATTCCATTTTTTTGCGCTTTGGCTCAACAAAGTTAAAAAGATTAATATCATTTTTAGATGCATTTTTTCCTGTAAAATTATTCTTAACTTGATAATTTTCAAAAAGCCAATTGACAAACTTTGCGACATTTTTAGAAAAACTTTTAGAAAAATCAGAAGTGATTTCGTTTTTTTGAGATTTAATTTCTTTGATTTGAGTAGACATTTTGTACAATTTTTTATTAGATTTCCTTTTTTATTCAATTTTTTTTATTTTTTAAAAATCCTCATGCAAAAAAGCCCAAGAATCTACAATATTAATTGCAAATTCTTGGGCTTTTAAGCTTTTTTTTATTTTTTTACATATAGAAAATCCAATCATTATTTTTAATAAAATCTTTTTCTAAATTATCAAATTCTTTATCAAGATCTTTATTTTCATCAAGTTGATTGTTGCATGGTTTAAAATCGTCTTTTTTTATATTTTCTGGAATAAATTCTAAAGCCTTAGGGTTTAGTTCAGTTTTAATATTTTTTAATTGATTATAATTAAAAGATTTCATAGAGGTCATATAGGTCATAGAGGTCATAAAGGAAGGAATGAAAGAAGAAGACATAATGTGTAGTGTATTTTTTACACTTTTTTCTTTTTTATTCAATTTTTTTTAAATACCATGAACTTCTACGTGTTCAACTTCTACGTGTTCAACTTCTACGTGTTCAACTTCTACGTGTTCAACTTCTACGTGTTCAACTTCCAAAGTGTCAACGTTATTTCTATTTCTGCGTGGAGTAGAAATTACAGATTGAAAGATAAAAAGAAAAGAAATGATAATGTTTTTAATTTGCATATTTGTATTTATATATATAATTACAATCTATATAAATAATTCATTTTTTTTTAAAGTTTTTTAACAGAACGTTTTTTAGTAGATGGTTTTTTAGTAGATGGTTTTTTAGTAGATGGTTTTTTAACAGAACGTTTTTTAGTAGGTTTTTTAACAGAACGTTTTTTAGTAGATGGTTTTTTAGTAGATGGTTTTTTAACAGAACGTTTTTTAGATACAATCTTCTTTTTAGTAGAACGTTTTTTAACTGAACGTTTTTTAACTGAACGTTTTTTAACTGAACGTTTTTTATCTGAACGTTTTTTAGATACAATCTTCTTTTTAGTAGAACGTTTTTTAACAGAACGTTTTTTAGATACAATCTTCTTTTTAGTAGAACGTTTAATTTTTAAAGCAGCACCACCTTGTCCTAATTTATTTTGAAAAGGTAAAAAAGGAGATAATTCACTTATATTTGGTAATGAACGTCTTGTTATTTCATTATCTATTTTTAATTTAGATAATCTTCTAATATTACTATTACTATTA